GGCACGCAAAGCGTCTTTGTGTTCAGCGTCAGCATTGATGTACTGCAACTGGAGGTCTTCCAAGTCACGCACCATGCCGTCGTTGTACTGCTCAGACTCTTTGAACACCTTGTTGTCCAAGGCACGATACTTCGGTGCAAAGTAGCTGGACATTTCGTACCCTAAGAACGATAGCCCGACTATCAAGGCAAGCGCAGCAATGATTGCAGCAGGGATTCCTAAAAGCTCTTTCATGTTTGTTTCCTAGTTGGTTTGAGGTGAGGGCTTGCGCCCCCACGGTTCAGTTAGTCTTCATCGTCCCAGTTCGCAACCACTGAGGCCAAGTCTTTTTTGGCAGGCACAGCGTTGGTCTTGGCGGCTTTCTCGCGCACGACTGGAGTAGCTTCCTCTTCTTCCTCCTCTTCGGGCGCTGGCGCAGGGGCGGCTTTGGGTTTGGCTGCGGCCTTGGCTTTTGCTTTGGGTGGAGGTGGTGGGGCTTCGCCTTCTTCCTCTTCGGGTTCAGGCTCAGGTGCAGGAGCAACTTTGGCCTTGGCTTTAGGAGGTGTGCCAGCCAACGAGTCGGCAGGTTTGGCTTTGTCCATAGCGCCAGCGGTTTGCACCACGGCTTGGGCAGCATCGGGATGCTCGCCTTGTTTGGTGGCGGTCTCGAACTCGTCTTCGGTCAACCAGCGCATTGCTTTGAAGAACAGCTTGGGGCTTTCGGCCTTGGTGTCAAACTTCATGCGTGTGATAACCATGCTGGGGTCAACGGACTGTGCCACCAACCAACGAGCGTAGGCTTGCAGAGGGCGGTTCTCGCCTTCTTCTTTACCAAACAAAGACTTCGCAGGCACGGTCAACTGGAGCACGTCACCTTCAATGTCGTTAGCCATCACCACAGCCAAGCGTTGTTGGAAGCGGCAAGCGCGGCTTTCGCCTTCGCCAGAACCAGAGATGTTCTGTGGGCAACCTTCGCAAGTCTTGGCTTGAGGTTCTTTGATAGAAGCGTCAGGCGTGTCGCCATCGTTTGACCAGCAGTCAGGAGCCGCCGCAGTGTCGCCATCGTACTTGGCCATGTAGAAAGTGCGGGAGACTTTCGGCGCAGCTTTGACGATCACCACATCCAGATAGCGTTCTTCGATGTTGGCAACTTCTTTGCCGCCGGAGATCAAACGAAACACGCCACCTTTGATGCTGATGCGCTTGCCGGTGCTGCCGCCGCCCATCAAGGCTTTGGCGGTGTCAGAGAGTTCACCTTTCTTGGCGAATGAGGGCAGTTGGCCGGGGTTAAAGAGAGCTACATTGCTCATGGGATTTTCCTTACTTGGTTGGTTTACGGACGGAAATGCTGTACTCGGAATTCGAGTTCAAGCCGGGGGGCACAACGCCGGGGTTCTCTTCCAAGAACTGCTTCATGTTGCCCTGTGCAATTCGCTTCTCGAACAAGTCAAGAGCATCGTGCTGAATCACAAAGGATTTGAACGAGTCCCAGTCACTGGTCGAGTAGCGTGTGGATACGCCAAGAACAACGGTTCCGGCATCGGTGCGAACGGATGTGACGCCAAGCGCTTTCATCTGGTCTTTCATAGCGTTCTTCAAAACTTCTTGTTGCTCCTTGAGCGCTTCGACTTTGTTGTCGTACTCTTGGGTCAGCAGGTCGATCTCGGAACGGATGCGGCGATACACCTTCGCCATTTTGTCTAGAGGCACTACCTCTGCGGGTGCGTCTTGCGCAGTTTCTTCACTCATCACTTTCTCCTAGTTGATGCCGTCTTTGCGGCTGAAATGTTTGTCAAGGGTTAGACAGTGTACATGGTTTTCAAATGCTTGCAACTCCTTTCAAGATTTAATTTCTGTGTCGAACATTTGGGTTAAAAGTGAATGGTCACTAACCTTTCCTTCTAATGCTTTAAACATCTTTTTCTCGATTGGGCTACCCGAGATGTGGATGACTGTCACCTTGGCGGCTGTCTGTCCTTTGCGGTCAGCGCGTGCGCAGCACTGCACGTATTGCTCCACGCTCATCAAGGGGCCAAAAAACACCACAGTGTCGGCAGCAGTCAACGTAATCCCATGCGCTGTGGCTTGGGGCTGCATCACCAACACGCGAGGTTGTGGTTCATTTTGAAAGCGCCTGATGATGTCGGCACGTTTGGTGGCTGGCACATCGCCCTGAATGATCTCGTTGGCGATGCCGTGCTTGGTGAGGTGGCGGTTGATGGTGTCGATGCTGGAGCGAAACAGCGCGAAGATGATGACCTTGCGATCGGTCTCTTCCAAGATTTCTTCTAGTACCGACAGGCGGGGCGAGGCGTCGAATTCCGCCACTTCACCTTCGTCCGTGTAGGCTGCGCCACAACTGATCTGCAACAGCTTGCTCACGCCAGCGGCAGCGTTAACCGCGCTGATTGTTTCGCCTGCGGCCTGCACCAACATCCGCTCTTTGAGCATGTTGTAGTATTTGTTCTGTTGCGCTGTCATCGGCACTTCGCGGGTCATCGTCACCACGGGCGGCAAGTCCAAGCATTGTTCTTTGGTGAACCTGATCGCGGGTTGCAACGCTTCATGCACAAGATCGTGCGCGTTGGCTTTTGGTGCCCACTTAAACATTGTCACCTTGTGCATTACCTTGTCGCGCCACGCAGTGAAGAACGCTGGCACACCTTTGGGGTTGACTAGCTTGGCCAAGCCATAAGCATCAGCGGGGGACTGCGAAGCAGGCGTGCCTGTCATCATCCACAAGTGCGTGTTGGGCGCAATGATTGAGTTCAGTGACTTCCAGCGTTTGGTTGTGGCCGTCTTGTACGCATTGGCCTCATCCACAATCACGAGATCAAATTTGCCGTTGGCTTTGACTTCATCAGCAATCAGGTTCAAGCCTTCGTAGTTGACGATCACAAACTCATAGCTGTGCTGAATCATCTCGATGCGCGTTGCTGCCTTGGGGTGGTGGGCAATGATGGCGCTGCGGTGAATGATGCTGTTGTTTAAGTCCTGCATCCACGCGGCTTGCATGATCGACAGAGGACACAGAATCAAACAGCGGCGCACCTCTCCACGTTGCATCAAGTAATCCGCAGCCCACAGTGCCGAGAGCGTCTTGCCTGTGCCGGGTTCGCTGAACACAAAAGCGCGGCGGTTGAGCGTCAAGAAAGATGCTGTCTCCACTTGGTGCGCCATAGGTTTGAATCTGCCCGGCCACGCATAGCGCTTAGTAATAGGCGAAGGTACATCTTTGACGCCTATATTTTTCAGTACCCGCGCTTCATCTAATCCCCAAAACACAGCGACAGACGCAGAGCCATCAGCGTGTGTTTCAACGACTTGGCTTCTAGGAATGATGCTGTATTTTTCTGGCTGTCTGGTTCTGATGAGAAGTGCTTTGTTGTCAATGATTTCCATCGCTTGTCCTAGTTTTATTCTTCAGGGTCGAATGCAGGCGTTCCCGTTACCAACAGCACATCGGCCAACATACTGATAGCCAAGTCGATTTCTTCGTCCGTCAGTACGTCTTTGATAGGGCAACCGGTATCTAAAAAATACGCTGCCTTCATCACCTTGTCTGCTAAGGTTGCTTGTGTCATTTGTTATCCCCTTGATTGGCGCTCTTGCTTCGCAGTCTTAGGTTGCCCTTGGTTGACTTGCCGCCTTTGCGCAGCGGCTTGATGTGGTCGATGTCTTTGCCTGAACGGTCGATGCCTGCTTTGTCGTATGCACGACGAGCACGCTGGCGCTCATGCTGATCTGAGCCGGGGCCTGATTTGCCCGTCTTCAAATCTTGTTGGTACTCTTTTTTCCAATCACGTTTAGTTGCCATGATTTACTCAATGTTTTGGGTTGAACTCACAGCTAGTGCAGGGGCAGTAGCCGCACAAAGGATTCTTGTTTGGATTCCAAACACCGCTCTCAAGCGAGGACTCAATCTTACCGATTCGCTCACGATAGCGCCACCACTCTGACTCGGCCTCGGCCACCATCATCTGGTCTTTGACCGCATCGTTCTTGACTACAAACAAAAGCATTGATTTAACGCGGCGAAGGTGCGGAAAGTGCGCAAACACCATCATGGCCATCAAGCGCAACTGCTCCCTGTCGGGGTATTTGTTGCTGCCCGTTTTGTAGTCGGCTACGTAGGCCGTCAAGTTGTCGTCGTCAATAGACAAGAAGTCAGCGATGCCACGCACCCACGCTTTCTTATCAAACCACGAGACGGGGTTGAGGTTGGCGTCAAGCGTCATCTTGTACTCGGCCAGCTTGCGACCGGGCAAACTCATCAAGGAGTCCACCACAGGTTTAATGAAGTCGAACTCGGGCGGCAGTGGCGTGCCGTCCTTGACGTACAACTCCGCAGCTTTGTGAAGGTTGTTGCCGTAGCGCGAAGCCTCGGTTTCCTCGAACGGGAATTTCTTGAGCACGCGCACCTCATGGTATTTGCGTGCGCAATTTTCATAGTCTTTGAGAGCCGTGTGGCTCCACGATACGTGCGGCATTAGAACCTCGCTGATGCAATTGCTTTGTGAAGACGGCTTGATAGGCCGGTGACGAACACTTCGTCTTTGGTCAGTTTATACCGGCCCATGTCGTACAAGATAGCATGAATCAACTCGTGCCAGAACGTGTCTCGCACATCATTTTTTGCTAGCTTGCGTTTGTTATGCGTGGTGCTGACCTTGATCTTCTGCGCGGGGTAGTTGACCTCCCCCAACATGCCATGCTCTTGCATGGCCTCGACGACCTCGATCGAGTACCACTTATCGCCCACTTTGATTTTTCTTGGTATATCCACTTTAGCCCTTTGCTAGTCCATATCTACGGTGATGGCCACCGTCAGCCTCTAGAGGAATCCCCGGCATGTAGGAAGGAGCGATGGTCATCTGCTCCAACACCCAGTCCGTGGCTTCCTTAGCTTCTTCTTGCGGTGCAACCGCAATCAACTCATCATGCACTGTTCCCTTGACAGGGTAGCGCTTGTTCACACGCAACATACCATCAGTCATCACGACTCGCGCAACCGCCTGCGTCACGTTGTTTGTCACCTTACCTGCGTACAGCTTGGTGGGCTTCTTGCCCTCTTCGCCATACACCCAGTTCATCACGACATCGCCTTTCTTGCCCAGCACTTTCTTGCCGTCAGCGTCTAGCTCGGGTTCACGGCGCAGGTTGGGGTAGAGCAGGCTCATGCCAGAAGGCAGCACGATCTCTTCTTTCTTGAATGTCACGCACTTGTGCGTGTACTCTTTGCCGCCGTACAACGCGGTTTGAATCAAGCCCTCACACATTTGCCAGAACGAAGTCACAGGGTGCGCTGTGGCGCGGTAGATGTCGATGATCTTCTTGGCCGCAACGCAATGAATCAACAACTCTTGCGTGGTGCAGGTGTGCGGTATATCTTCAAGCTTTTTGAGGTTGTCCGAGTTCTCAAGGAACTTGTAGATGTACCCGCTATCTACGCCCAGCTTTTTAGCGAACTCCTTGCCGTACCTAACAGGGGGCGCACCGAGGAAGCCAACAAGTAGCTGCGCACTAAATGACGCCCATCCCAATCCGTAGCCGCATCCAAGCAACGCGCTCTTGGCAGACTGGCGTAAGTCCGGATGGCTCTCTTTTGTGAGGCCGGGGATGTTGAACATTTGAGCGCCGAAAGCGGCGTAAGGGTCGCCCCCAGCATTGAAGATGTAGAGCATGTCGTCGTAATCCGAAAGCCACGCAAGAACTCGCGGTTCAATTTGCGATAGATCGCCGACGATGAGTTCATAGCCTTCGGGAGCCATAATTGCTTTGCGTAGGAATGAGCCTCGCTTGAGGTTTTGCATGTTGATTGCGCTGCCCTTGCTCGCTGTCCAACGTCCTGATAGTGCCCCGTAGTATGAAAGTGGAACAGGTAGCGCCCCCCTTCCGCTGATATCAAGAAAACGCTGCGCCCGGGTCCGCTCCGTGGTTGATTTAACTTTAAGGCGAGCCTCGCAAAGCAGTCGGACATCTTCATTGTCGCCGTTGAGGAGCGCTTGAAAGAGCGCATCATTCTTTGCAAGCGCAAGAGTTTGCTTTCCGGTGGTCTTGCTTTTTTTCTTTGGCGCAGGTACACCAAGAGTTTCGAGAAGCTTTGCGAATTGAGGATTTGATGCAAGCGCAGTTTCTTCGATGCCGAGTTTTGTAAGTAGTGACTCACGTTGAACTCCTTCTTCATATAGTGCTTTGATGAGCATCTCACGATCTAGCTCCAGCACGGGTTGCGTGTACATCTTCAACGTCATGTCAATGAGTCGAAGTTCTTTGGTTGGGTAGCCTACAGCGAGGCGTTTGAAAATCTCTTCGCAAAGAAAGACATCGTGCTTGCAGTAGTCCGCAAGCTCCGCTTCAATCTCGGGCGTGAGTTCTTGTAGGCCATCCGTGGAATGCACGGCCTTGCCCTTGGGCGGGAGTTCAAACGCTTCGGCAAGTTTGAAGAGACTATTGCCGACTTCGACGCCCCGTAGAGCGCGTGCCATGCTGAGGCTGTCAAAGATAAAACAGGGGTGGACGTTGTAGCACCAAGAAAGGATGGACACATCAAACTGGGCGTCGTGGGCAAGCACGGCAGTGGTGCTCCAGTCATAGGTGGATAGGACTCGACGTAGTTCATCGCCTCGATACCACTGTGTGATTTTGTCTGTGCCGAACTCGTGGATGCACGCACCGAATGCTTTGAATCGTTTGTCACGGATGTACTCCTCTGTTGTCATCTTGGAAAGTGTGTAGTCTTTAGAACTCCAGCGCGTCTCGAAGTCGATGACCAGCAGTGTTTTGTATGGTGCGTTCATTGCTGGGCGTTTCTTGTTAAAAACTGTGTTGCTAAACCCACTTGCTTTTTTGTGTAGCTGCTGGGCAACGAAGATCCTACTTTGTGTACAGACGATTCTGGAGGACAAACTTCTCTTGCTCTACGCTCAAGCGTGTCATAGTCGGCGTCTGTAAGCACGGGTTCTGCCAACACATAGTAGAGGTAGCGGTGCGCCATAACTTCGTCTTCGTATTCTTGTGTCATGCTTGCCCCCTTGCTCGGATTG